GTCCTGTGAACCTCAGTACGCGTGATGAATGTACTTTGAATGAGGCCCCACCAGTAGGCGTGACCGTGTAGTTTTCTGGCCTGCCGAAGTCAAGAGGGCGGTTGATATCTGTACACACATCCCCTGTTGGGTGAATTCCGCTCCACATATCGAACGGCAGAATGCCTTTGTAAGCCCCGATTTTTACTGACTCTAAGTCCAACGGCTGATCGAGCTCATTCTCCTGGCCGTCTATGACTATCAGCCCGCCCGCTCCGCCGAACAACCGCCCCCAGGTCAAACCAGTAAGGACGTTGTTTTTCGTGTTCGTCTTGCGCAGCGCTCGGTCAATGCGAGTCAGGTCCTTGGGCTCGATCTCACTTGTGAGCTTAGGCCACGCTTTCACGTAATCTTGGGCGGGCACATCTATGATGCGGCGGCTCAGCCAATGATTGCGATAGAGAGTTGTGATGGCCCAAAAATCGTAGGAGAACCTAACCAGGGTGTATTCCGAACCTTGCCCTAGAGATTGAGTTCCAAATCCGGAACGGGCTGCAAAGTTCGAGAACATGTCATTCGCGACGGCTGAGCCTGCCGTCAAACCCCGCACACCGAGATTCTGCTCAAGCGCGTTAGGATTTTTACGTTTACGCGGCTTGGGCATTCTTCTCCTTTTCTTGGCGCTTACGCTGCGCGGTTAATCTGTTGGATTCTGCTGCTTGTGCGTATACACCTAGCGTGTGCGCCGCCGCTTGCCTAGCTTTATAGTCCGGGTCTTGCCATTTCTTAGTGTGTGCGGCGCTTAACTTAGCCCGTTCATCTTTTCGTTCAAAACGACGTTTAGACCCGGCTTTGAGCGCTTCTATTAGAAGTGCACGTTTCACAGGGTCAGCCCTCATCTTCACTGCCATATCGTGGTCTCCCACGCTCCGGTTAACCAATCAGGGAAGCCAGTCGGAGAAAACTGGTTTGTCGGATGCCTCCTATCCCTGAATCTTTAGCAGACTACTTCTTTCGTTGGGCGTCGACAGCAGCATTGTGCATGTATGTATCACACGTCTCACCAGTGGCTCGGTGCATACGCCACGTGGGATTGCCTCGCTGATCACGCTCATCAGCACCGGCCCAGGCCGAAAGCTCAGTGTCATAGAATGAGCAGTTGTGCGAGATAACGGTGGGGAATGAATCAGCTTTATTGGCGTACGCAACAATGACGAACATCCCGTTGACTTGCAGTGGTGCTGCGTCAGGCCACTTCGCTAGCTGCCGGTCTTTGGCTTCGCGCCCCAGTTTGTTCCGAACTTCGAACGGGTCACATACATGCGGATGCCACTCGGTGTTTGGGTAGACCGGCCCACTTGGATAGGTAAATGCTGTGCCACCCCACTCATTGCCCATTTTCGCGACGTCGATGCCGCAGTTATCGCACGGATGAGGGCCGTAGTAGATGATCTTTGAATTCCTGAACGTCAATGGTGCCATGGTGTATTCTCCCTACGTAAGTAAACGCGCTCTGTTCATTTAGTACATCGAACCGCCGCGCACTGAGCGGCTCAGAAATGAATCACGAACGGTGTGGAGCCAGTCAGCGCCTACTGCTCCACGCCCGTCCGCAAACTTAAACCTCTACGTCAGCTTCACGCAGAATGTCGCTTTCTAAAATCCAGATGCATTGCTCTTCTGAAAATGGCATGGCCATCACGTCGCCCTCGGAGCCACGCACGAAGGCCCATAGAAGCCGCTTGTCAGTCGACAGAATGGCGTCCAGTATCTCACTGTCGATCAGCATGCCACGGTGCACAAGTGCGTCGCCCGGTGCAAGCTCTATCAGACGCTGTTCAGAAGGAAGGGTCTTGCTACGAATTCTCAGCGGCATAAGCAGGCCCCTCTTACGTGTCTTGGTTACTCTGACCTTGTACGGCAAGCGGTAGGTCATGTGTCCCCTCGGCTTCCTAAGCTGGAGGCCTGCGCCAACGTCGTTAGACCGCGACCCAGGCAGCGCCTGTGCACAGCGCCAGGCAGAACACAGCGTCACCGCCTGTAAGCGCGACGCCGATGGCAGGCGAGGTTGCATCGCTGACGGCCGCGACTACACCTTTGAGTGCGGTAGCTGCGGCGGGCAATGTAGCGACAGTGAACACCTTGAATGCCGGGCCGATTGCTGGCGTGCCGATGGCATTGAGAGTGCTGGTGGTGCGCAGAACGAGGGCCTGGCCAACGGTGGAGGCGTCGTCGAAGTTGATCTGTCCGAGGTTGATCATTGTGAAGCTCCTTTGTAGTTACGTGGTTCGTTCTTCGAGGCTTACAGCAATCTGCCTGAATTGTGGTTTAGTCATCTGCTTGACAGACCCGTTCCAATAGATCTTTGCCGGAAAGGCGATGTCATCTAGGGTAAGGATGGGCGCGACTACGCATCTGCAATTTGGGCACTCACCAGCGTGATAGTGCCCCAGTGTAGTCTTCTCACCAAGTAGCGCTTCTGGTGATGGTGGCTGCGACCAAGGCACAATGACATGATGCATCGCCTTGTGGCTCTTTCGAGTTCTTTTGTCCCCTACGTCCAGCCATTCATACCACTCGATCGCCAAGGTCTCACACCGCGCCTTGGTAAGCGCCGTGGAAGCCTTCGCGGTCTCAGTCCTGCTGATAAGCTGGACTCGGCTATGCAGCAACTCAGGGAACCGCTTCTGGTACATCTTCGCGATTGTGCCTGGCCGGGCTCCAGCCTGCTGCGCCTTGGTTATCTCGTCTACAAGCGTCTGCGCTGAGTGCAGCGGCAGGCTTGAGATGAGCGAGGCGTTCTCCCTGATGAGTGCCTGCACCCTTGCGCCAGTAGCACCTTGCATCTCCGCCTGGAGTGCGCTGTACAGCTTGCCGGCCTGGCTCGATCTTGAAGCGGCTTCACGCCAAGAGCGCCAGTTAGTTTTCTGAGACGAGAAAATCATGCGCTTGGCTAGAAGGTCGCTTGCCGCTTGGATGTCAGGCTGGTTCGAGCGCTCTGCGATGGCGGTAAGCCACTGCTGGAACGTCTGCTCTTTGGTCTGCTTTGTGGACAGAAGAACTCGGCCGGTGATTTGTCTGAGTCCAGCTTCGTAAGAGCGCATGAGGCGTTGTGTAGCGCTGAATTCTACAGGTGGTTTCTTTGGAGGCACTGTTGGCTACCTCAGTTTACCTTCCGAGGTCCGTAACGTTGTGGAATCCGTTCTTTCGCTCGTTTAGTATCTTCCACTCATTCTTAGCTATAGGCTCGTTGCGCTTGATAAAGCCGTGTTGCACCATGTCAGCAGTGGGCGGCTGAATTGGGAAGCGGTATTCGAAGCCCTTCTTTTCGAGGCCCTTGGCGAGCGATTTAGCCTTGTCAGCGTTCACGCCCATCATGCCGATGTGAGCGCCTTCGGCGTCGCCCACGGGCTCTACGTCCTTTGCCTTGCCAGACGGCATCTCCTCGTCAACGAACGACTTCGAAAAGCCGTACTTGGCTACTATCTCTTTGGCCGTCTTGCCGGCAGCGGCTTCGCGCTTTACAATGCGGGCACTGCCGGCGTCGGTGTCGCGGTCGAAGGGGCTTGCGTCACGGCCAGTTCCGTTCATCAGCCCAAGCACTCTTACGAAGGAATCGCCATACTGATTCTTCCCGAGCTTAGCAGCTTCAGCTTTGGTGTCAGCTTCGATTACGGCACGCCCGCTCTTCAGGCTCACCATGAACTTCAGCGTGCCCTCGGAGTCCTTCGCCTTTACGGACTCAACGGAGGAGTTACTGTAATGCAACTCGAACTTCTTCCGCGCTTCAGCCTCCGTAGCAGCATGCACACGAAACTGCTTCTTCTGACCGCTGGGCTTGTCAGTCGCTGTGATGATGAAGGATGCGGCGTCTTCTGCGTGCCCTTCGTACTGATCTACCCATTTGAGCGCGGCCTGCTCAGACGCAAATCCGGTTTGGGTTTTTCCTCCAGGCAGTATAACGTAGAACCGCCCGCTAGGTAGTGAACGAATTTCGCAAGACTTATACGGCATGCGCGATGCGTCCTTCGCTACTCCACCGTGATTCGCGTGTCCGCGTGATTCGCCGCATTGAGCGCAGTAGGTGGTACTGGCAGGGCCGACGTAAGCATGGGTGTCGGCGTCCTTCGCCTCAGCCTTCTTCGACTCCTTGAGCCGCTTCACGGTGTCCATGAACGACTCGTAGCCCTTCTTCGGGGCTGGCGTGGTGCGGGGGCGGAAGCCGTCCTTGGCCTTTGCCCTCTCCTCGACGCAGAACTTATCGGCTTCCTTCTTGGAGAAAAAGAACTTAATGTTCGCGTTATCTACCCGAACAGCCCAGGTGCCGTAAGAAGAATTGCTCTTCGTAGGTACTAAGTCAGCAGCGTCTGACACGCGCTTTGAGTCTATCACCGCGTCCAGCGCCTTGTGCATCTTGGTGCGGCGGTCGGTGGCCTTCTTTGGTGCGTACCTCTCTATCTCTTTTGCTGTCGCACCCC